GCACCAGGTCTTTTTGAACTGGAATCCTATGGTGCTCCCTTGGCACCCCCGATGACCCCTGAATTGGAAGCCAAGATAAACAAGAAAGTCACCAACTGAACAAATGATCAGAAGACCCGACGAAGTTCCAAAGTCACTTGGAAATGTGTATTCTTACAAGCAAGGATATTCGTCATGGAAAGAATTTATTGCCGATCGCGGAGAAGAAGGATTCAAACAATTTCTCAAAGACCTTTATGACCGCGACTACTTAAAGAAAACACGCACTCAATCTAGTAAATGTTCTTGAAAACGATTCAAGCATCTGCATTTAAAAACATCTTTGAGGTTCTTAAAGACATCCTTAACGATGTTAATGTATCTTTTAGTAAGAAGGGTATTCATATGCTAACCCTTGACAATGCCCGTACAGCCATGGTAGAATTGTTTCTGGATGCTAAACAATTTGAGGAATTTTCATGCGAGAATGAGATCATAGTTGGAATAAATACAACCAACGTGTTTAGAGTTCTTAAGTCTGTCACAACAAATGACGTTTTGATTATGAAAATCGATGAAGAACATGTGCTTAACATTTCAATAGAAAACAGTGGCAAAAAGAGTCGGAGTCATTTTAACCTTAGACTTCTGGACATCAATGATGAAATGTTCGATGCACCAAACTTGCCTATGATAAGCATGACAACATTCCAGACAGTTGACTTTCAAAGACTTTGCAGAGATATTTCTCATATAGGTTCTGAAATTATTATTGAGCGATCTTTTAAGAAAATAGGATTTAGGTGTATCGGTGATTTCGCGGAACAATATACAGAATATGATATTGATTCAGATTCTGTAAATTTTAAGTCCATGAAGGATTCTTTTTCATTGAAATATCTAAATTTATTTACGAAAGCCACATCAATGTGTTCCAACATGAAGCTCATTCATCATGGTGAAGGAATGCCTCTTGTTCTGGAATATAAAGTTACTTCTTTAGGTGATCTCATGTTCTATCTGGCACCAAAGTCCGATGAGTAAGTAATTCATCCTTTTTAATCACAATAACATTGCCAAACATATAAACTCTCCATTCATCTGGAACATCTTCGTTGGTATCAAATAGATCCATCATACGAATGTCTTTAGCGCCATGAAAATCTGACCTTGGTCCTGCATACCTAAGAAATCGAGGCGTATCCCATATCACCATTTCACCATTATCCATAATGGCCTCTACTTTTTGAATCATGACAGGACCCTTCATAAAAGGTTCATCTTCATAGTCGATTGTGTCTTGTACCTTTCTCATTGGATCACGAGTCACCATAGAATAGGGTGAACCACGATAAGTATACTCCTGTTCATAACGAATGTTCTCCACACATGCAGGTTTCTTTTTGCGCAACACATATATAGCATCCATGAAATCGGGATAGTAACACATAATGTAAGTTTCACCAGACTTCATGTATGTCCATGCATCCATAATCCTCTTCCACTCGACGGAAGGGAACATGCAATCCTTTTTCGTGTTCACGTCGTATATCATTTTCAATGGCATGGTTATCTTGTATGGATTCTCATTATACCACCACCCGATGAGTTTCGCAAGAAGATTATACATTTAAAGTTATAGGTACATTTTTCTTTAAATGAGTTTACTGGAGAGATATAATTTGAAACTTAAAGAATATGAAAACGACAAAGATTTACTTTACAAGTATATAACATTGGCAGCACCATTCATAAAAAGATATCAAGAAGAGAATTGTCGTCGCGATATTTTTCTGGAATATATGCGCATTGTGGAAAATGATGTGTCATCTGCCATTGATACAGATTTTTCTGACAAACATCCCACACTGATGGATAATTGCAATCACTGTAATTCATCCAATACATATGAAAATGACATAGACGGTGAAATCGTTTGTATGGATTGTGGTACATGTGAGAATTATATAGCCACCAGATTGTCCTACCAGGACGAACAGGACATTTCAAAAACTAGCCAATATTCCTACAAGAGACAAAACCATTTCAACGAATGGGTTCAACAATTTCAGGGGAAAGAGACTGCCAATATTCCTAACGAACTTATAGAAAAACTTCGGTATGAACTTAAGAAACAGAGAATAGAGCAAGTTTCAAAGATTACACACGCCAAGGTAAGAGGACTTCTAAAAAAATTGCGTCAAAACAAATACTATGAACACATTCCATACATCACTAACATTCTTACCGGTGTCAAAGCTCCCGAAATGCCTCAAGCCCTGGAGGAGCGTCTGCGTCTGATGTTTAATGAAATTCAGGAACCTTTTGAACAAGTGTGTCCCAAGGATCGCAAGAACTTTCTATCTTATCCATTCGTACTCTATAAGTTTTGTGAATTGTTAGGAGAAGATCAATACCTACCATATTTTCCATTACTAAAGTCAAAGGAAAAACTCACCCAGCAGGACGTGATCTGGAAAGCCATATGCAAGATACTTCGCTATGAATTTATTCCTACAGTATAACAAGTAAGGATATGTCGTCCTCAATGAGACTAAATAATTCTGTTGCGCTCAACAAAATTAATCCATATGCCGACCCGATGGATTTTACACCAGGCGTTCCATTGGGCGGTGCCTATAAGACCATCTATACGCCCACCAAGGGGTCCCAGGTGGCACTCGTCAACTCGGTTCGACCGGTCGGAGATGCACTTGGAGGAGTCATCACAAATCAATTAGAGGAACCTAGTCAAGGATGCGAAAAGACCATTGCAGCTGGATGGAGAACTCCTTACTACTGTACACCAGGTTCCCAAAACTATCCCCTCAACCGCAAGTCAGTGCCCGAACGCATCTACTCTCTTCCCCCATGGGACACAACACCCAATACAAAAAATACATCCGTTCCCACGAAAAAGGAAGGTATGCTTGGGAGCATGAATAGTTTTAATATTATAGGCAATATCGCATTTGCTTTGCTCATAATTCTATCTATTATTACCCTTTTCAAATTTTTGTAATTTTGTCACCCTCGATTTTAGGGTTTCGTTTTTCTATTGTATCCTTCTCGGACTGAATTTTATTCAGGATACCTGAACACTCATGAAACTCCAGTTGGATACAAGAGGTACACAGAGACGTGTGATCGCAGTAAGCACATGGAACGCAGATAATCTTCTTCTTCTTACAGTGACCACATCTCATATTAAAGAAGTGACGCGCTTTGCTTTTAAATATGGAAGTCAGAAACTTTCGAACGTTCCTTGGGAACGTCATCAAGGCGCATGATGCGATCCAGGGACCCAAGCCCACGTTGCCCAGGGTGTCCACCATGACGGTTATGGGAGGAAGGGATGGAATCACGACCCCTCTCATGACGTTCAAGGAAAAGTTCGTCGACGGGACCGATGGTTGGAACATGGGCACGAATCACTTTAACAACTCCTTGACCCTGTCAAAGGATGTCGGTGAAAGCAAAAAACGCTCAGTCAAGTTGTTTCCCAATGGGAAGATTCATGTAACAGGATCATCTACACCTATGGAAGGTCTCAAAATCATCAGTGATATTCAAGTTATAGTAGATGAGGTCTTTCCTGAGACCACCCAAAGACCAGTATCACCCATGGAAACACAGATGATCAATGCAACGTTCCGCCTTCCTCACGGCATCGATCAGATGGCTTTACTTGAACTGTACAAGAAGTACAAACGGTTCGTAAAAAATTCATCTTATAGCCCAGAGACGTACTCGGCGGTGAAAGCCAATATGTTCAACATGACAGTCAGTGTTTTTAAAACAGGTAGCATTGTGATGTCGGGTGCTAAGAACTTCAAGGACATCGCCATGGTATACAGGTTCCTGATCAGGATTCTCTACGATGAACAGGTCAAGGGAGACTTCATCGAAATCAAGGAAAAGAATGACAGACTGATTCACCAGAGGGAAACATTTCATCAGAGGATCAGGGATTTTTATCTAATGAATAAGTAAAAGATGTCTCAGCGTCTTGGTATGGCCGATGGTCGCGCATTCACGATTTACACTTCGAACCAGCTGTTCAACGATAAGATCATGGCTGATAACGGTATTGCTTATCCTCTTAATTACAGGTACCGTCAGCTGATCGCGAGAATGGGCCCAGAACTGCTCAAGCCCGTCACCGAACTGCAGCGCGTAGGTCCGGTGCCCGCCAACAGCATCACCCGATGCTTCTCAGCGGACGTGCCTCTGCTCAAGGTTCCCAAGACCAACTAAGTTTAGTTAAAGAAGTAACACCTTGAAATTCCATTATGGAGGACTACGTAAAGCAATTTCAAGATGCATGTGCCGCCATGAAGAAGGACGGAACGCTCACCCAGGAGAGGATGGCCGTCGCCTTGCTCATGTTTATGCCCAAGAGGCAAGCCGAATATGCATTTAAGTCAGTAGTAAAAACATTTAGTTCGCGTAAAGCAACCCACCCATACCATTCTGGACCCTGAGGATGTTGTAGTTGACCGCGTAGATAGCACCCTCGATTGCTGCATCGCTGATGAGGCGGGCCGAGTCCATGCGTGAGAAGTTGCAAGTACCCGTGGGCTGAAGCTTCGAGGCATCCAGACAGAATGGGATCATCAAAGACACACTCTCGAAACCTTCTGTGTCCACAGTGTTGTTTGTTCCGAACTGAGTATGATAGTATGCAGACACCTGGTTGTAATGAGGTGTGGCTTGTTTTTTCTCGCCAACATCCACACCATTCAATTGGAGAAGAATCTGATTTGAAAGGGTGTTGAATACAGCCGCATTCGAAGCCAAGAACTTCACAGGGTGATTAAATGTAAGTTCCACAGTCTTTGATGCAGGATTAGGAATACGCTGAACCTGGTGAATCAGAAGATCCATGGGCTTCTCGGCCATCATACGGCGCTCGTCGGTATCGAGGTAAACATACCGGGCCCATGCCTCATAAGTGCCGTTAAGACCACTCGCCCAATAGATACGAACCTCCACATCGTGGTACTGGAGTGCGATCAAAGGAAGAGCCGACTGCCAGTTCTCACAGAACCAGAACTTGAAAGGATAAAAGTATGCTTCTGAGTCAGTTCCATCGGGTCCAGAACCGAATACTCCCTTGGAGAAAGAGTTCGCCATGATGTCCGTGTGGATATTTGCGGAATACTCAAAGTGCTGAGTGTCAATAAGTTGACCTCCGATGTAAAGTTCAACTTTATCAATAACATCGGACCAATCCTCGTTAACAACAGACCCGCTGCTAGTGTTGACAAGGTACACATAAGAAAGGAGATCACCCTTGCGCTCGAAACGGATCGACGAAAGACCGTTGTTCGCCGGGGTGTTCTGAATCACCTGACGCTCAATCACACTGGAAAAATTAGAATGGCGCTTGTATGATGACTGGAAAAAGCTCACCTCCGGGTTGCCAACCAGGTGCGTATCCTGGGCACCCACCGCGACAAGTTGCGTAATACCACCCGACATATTTCAGTTATTACTATTGGACAATAAAATAATAACCAGTTATAAGACGTGTGACCACCCGAGATATGTGAATCACCGACTCGCCAAAACGGTCGTGGTCATTTTCCATAGAGAAACTGGAACCTACCCAGACTTTCTTGATGGAGAGCTTATGCAAAAACTTCAAGACTTCACTGTCCACCGAGGAC